GTATTCCTGGACTACCCAGGCGTTTGCTACTGCAGATGGGTAAACATCAAATTTACGCTTAGCCTCAGCGACTATTCTAGCATACAACTCTTTATTTGAAGGCTCACCCTTACGTGGTCTAATAATGTTTCCATAGTTTGGCTTAGATGCCTTGGTCAATACTGGTTTAAATACACCACCCCAACTTATTGGAGACTCTGCTGGGTCTAATACCGCTTCTCTTTCTTCTCCAGTGATTGGATCTGTATCTGAATCCATAGACTTATTCATTGAGTCACGACATTCTTCACAGTCATGGTTCTCACCAATTCTTGGATCATCTTCATCTACAGATTTCTTAGAATTTTCTGATGCATAAATAGCTGCTTGTTGATTTTGTGCAGCCTGTCTTGTTGTATGACATCCATGAACTTTTCCAGTGTCTCCTACAACTGGATAGCCTTTGCATCCATGTGTACCTTTACCACCAATTGTATATCTACCTTTAGGCATTATTTTTTACCAACTTTCTTTTTTGGAGTATAAGGGCCAAAGTCTGCTTTAATTGTTCCGTCTTTTCTTAAACGAACAATTCTACCGTTTTTAATCTGCATCGGATTAAAAGCCGTTGCTTTTCTTTTTGGCATTACTTACCCTCCTCTAAAATTTTTCTTAATTCTTCATCCATGTTGTATTCAAAGGACTCTTCCATCGCCTGCTCCATCATATCTGAAAGTATGTAAGGTAAATTAAATACTACAAACTGGGCTAGCAGTGGATCTTTATATGAGACATCAAGGTTAAAATCGTCTCCCGACTTTAAACTTAGATTAATGGTACCGTCTTCATCCTGATATCCACCCATCTGAAAATTGACACCGTCCATTAGTCCTCCGTTAATTAAGTATATCATCTATCTATATAATATACAACAATAAAAGGGGCCCCACAGAAATTCCTGCACTTTGCAGGGGAATAGATGTGTAACTAGCCATCCTAAAGGCCTGTGGGGCTGGTGCGGTGTGTAGGACTTGAACCTACGATTACCCGATTATGAGTCGGGGGCTTTAACCAACTAAGCTAACACCGCTGGGTGTATATTAACTATACACCCCTATATTTTTTATGTCTACTATTCTTTTGCGTTTTTATCAATTTTTGCAAATGCTGAGTTAATTTCTGCAGCTGATAGTTTTCCATCATCTAGGAATGCTCTTGCAAGTTTTTCAACTACAGTAGCAACACCAAGTGTTCCAGCAAGAATGACCGCCTTCATTGTGTCAATTCCTACCAAAGATCCTGCACCAATTACTGAAAGTCCAGATGCCGCAAAAACTGCGACAATTCTCATTAGGATGTTCCAAATATTAGTTACGGCTGATGAACCTAACACTTCTTCTCCAGTTGCTGGATCAATTACTGTTAAGTCAATATCTTTTTTCTTTGCCATATTAGTCCTCCTCTCTATTTCGTATTGGATATGTAATTATCCAAGCTACGATTGTTCCAACTATTGCATAGCCCACCACTGTCTTTGCACTACCATCTAGGACAACCCAGGCGATAAACATGCCAAGAAGTGTCCAAAGTTGATCAATCATATCTTTTATTATTTTCATCATCGTCTTCTTCTCCTTACCCCCTTGGATTCACCAGAGGTTCCTCCGCCACTTGATCCAGTATTACTGGATCCTCCAGTGGTTGTTCCTGCCGCAGCTACAGCATTTATTGCTGCTCCAGCTGCCACAACTGTTGCTACCATCATTTCGGTAGACTCTTCTCTTTCTTCATCTGACATATCTGCACCAATATTAGATAGCGCAGTAAAAATTTCACACTTAGGTGCATCTGGATCATAGTTTGGATCTTCTGGTCCTGGTGGGTTTATACAGTTTGCAATTCCACCGATTAATGCAGCTGGACTTTCTAAATTTTGTAAAGCTGAGGCTACAGCAGCTACAATGACAACCGCATTACCATTCTCATCTGTACGTATATCAACTGGTGTTTGTGGTGGTAAATCTTTAAATTCAAGGCCAGCGGCTTCTACATCTTGTGCCGATATTGCACTGCCATCTGCTGACTCAATTAATGCGTCTGCAATTAAATCTTTTTCAGATTCAGTTAATGTTCCATCTTCAGATAATGCTTCTGATAGACTTGCTACTTCGTCAATAGTTACTTCTCCATCTGCTGAAAGTGCATCTAGTATTGCCTCTGAATCTGATGCTGTTAAATTACCATCTGAAGCAAAATCTTCTACAATAGAAAGAACCTCGTCTGAAGTTAATTCAGAACCTTCTGTATCTCCAGATTCTTCTGTTACAGACTCTTCTGTATTATTTTCATCTGAAGGCTCTTCATCTACAGTATCTTCATTTGGGGTTTCGTCTACAGGAGTTTCTTCTACTGGAGTCTCATCTACTGGATTTTCGTCTATTGGTGTTTCTTCTATTGGCTGGTCAACAGGATAATCTACTGGTGCTGATCCTCCACTAGTTAAATTAGAACTTTGTGTTGTTGGAATTGAAATAACAGTTTCAGTATATTGGCTTACTGGACCAGACCAGTTAGCAACTCTAATTGTATAGGTAGCACCTTCTGTCAAACCAGTAAGTTGAATAGACTCTGGAGCACCATCTGTATTATATGTTCCTCCAGCATAAGGATTCTCCGCATTTGGATCATCAGTAATTACTTGATAAAACCAAGTGTTTGCTGTGTAACCTAATGGCAACTCAGGGGCAATGGTTACTGTAGTTCCTTCAATAACTGGCTCTGCAAGTATAGGGGCTGGTGTAGGTATATTACTATTAATTGCATTAGTCAAGTTGGTTGCTCTTGTATTTAGTGTTGCTTGTAAACTTGTTTTGGTAGATATTGCTGAGTTTACTGTATTGTTTAATGAATTAATTCCAGATTGTAATCCAGAAATAATAGAATTATTTGTAGCATTTTGTGTTACAACTGGGCTCAAACTTGAATTTAACTGGAATATAGTAGCATTTGCAGCGTCAACTGCTGCTTGAACTGAAGCATTATTTGGATCTACTATAGGGGTAAAGTCTGGACCCTGACTAATCTGTCCATTAAATCCAGCTCCAGAATTTGTATCAACAATATTTGTCACAGTACCATTTGTTGTTTCTCTATAATTAAATCTAGCTCCATTTGGAATGGGTCCAATAGCAGAAACATCTGCTTTCCATGCCCCATCTGTTGGATTTACATCAGCATTGAATCTTACTTGAACCATTTGTGTAGAGGCGTCCTGTTGTGGAAATGGTCTAAGGTCCCAAGCAATGTCTAAAGAGGATCCTGTTGTTGAATATGTGATACCAGTTCCTGTACTCCATGTAGTCCAATCCCAACCTGCTATAGAAATAGAAGGTGCATTTGGTGTTGCCCAATAGTTAGATCCTTCGTTGACGCCGAAGGTAATAGTAGCATTAGAGCCAACAAATACGTTGTTGTATAAGGTTCCACCCATTAACAAATTAAACGGAAGGTTCATTTGAACACCAGCATCATCTACTCCAGCCAAAACGTTTGTACTCGTTCCAATGGTTGCTTGTAAAGCGTTTACAGCATTTTGAGCATTATCAATTGCTATATTTGCTTGAGTTAATTCTGTTTGTGCTGTGGCTTGTGCAGAAACCGCTTCAGTTCTTGCTAATGTTAATTCTGATATTTCTGTTTGAGCGGTAGTTACATTAATATTATTTATAGCAGTTTGAGCATCAATAACTGTATCTTTGGCATCTTGAATTATTTGAGAACTTTGATCTACCTGTGTAACAGTTGTATCAATAGCGTTTATAGAGTTAATAGCGGTCTGAACACTATTTACCTCTGATTGTGCTGCTGATACTAAGGTAGACAAGCTAGATGTAGCGGTTTGGGCTGAAGATAATTCTGCTTGTGCTTGTGTTATTTCAGTTGTAGCACTTGCTGTGGCATCTATTGCTTGCTGAACTTCTGTTGTAGCAATTCCAAGAGCTGTGTTTACTGCCTGTTGTGCTGGGCTAACTATTACCTGCTCTGAAGAGCTATCTGTTCCTTCTGCATACGAAGAATACTGACCTATGAATAGAAGAAACACGGTCAGTAGGAATGAACCTAATATAAGTCTTAATCTGTTAATTTTCCAATTCTCCTAGGTAATACAATGATTACCAGGATAATTATATCAGTAAATGACTACTAAAACGGTTATACTATACCCATATTATTTAATGCATCCGATAATTCTTGTGGCATTTGTCTTGGTGGATGAATTAAGTTTTTGACCTGTTTTTGTTCTTCTTCTAAGTAGTTGTCCCTTTGCATTTCTTTAAAGGTATGAACTTCAATTTCTTTATTTTCTTTACGCCTAGAGTGATATATGGAATTATATATAGCCCCGCAAACTGCATCCGCAAGATCTTTGGATCCTTTTCTAGGGTGATCAACTCTATCTCTTATAATTCTTAACTGAAGTAACTCATCTATAAGTAATGGAAGCACTGGTCCTTTAACCCGCTCCTCAGCAATAATTAAGGCAAAATCTTCATAGTGCTTTTTAGCAACCGAAAGCAATTCGGTATTCATTCCGTACGCTTTTAATTGTTGCATCATTTCATGTGAGTTCCATCTATCAAATGTCGCTAGCTTTATGTTAAATCCACGTTGCTTTAATGAAAGAATGTAATCTTTTACTTCGCTAAAGTCTACGCTTTTAGATGCAGTCGGTGTCCAATATCTTACAGCATCTACCGTTATCATTGGTGCAGATTGTGCATACTCATTTCCAACCTTTAAGTTTACCCATTTATCTACATGTGCCATAGCAACTGCACAATGGTCATGCTTTTGAGCCAAGTCGATGTGTATAAAATACTCCCTATCATCTTGTGGCTTAAACCAATCTGCAAACCTACCAGACAAATCAACTGCTAAATTTGGATTATTGAAAGCTGACTCTATTTTTTCCCTAGACTTGAAGAAAGCATCTACTGCCTCTGGTGGCATGCAAGCAAATCTGGATAGTGCGTCTTCGGCATTACGATAAAACTCAATTTTAAAATCTTCAATTTTTCTAGTTGGATTAATTTCCCATGTGGGTCTTTTTAGGGCATAAACATTGGGTATCTTATATGCAATTATTTCATCCTCTTCCCACTGAACAGTAAATGTATTTCCTGGCTCTGTTTCTGGAAGATCTGGATTAAGTATAAATGTATGTGATTTTACAACGACACTCTTTTGAGATATGACCTCTTCATATTTTTGTTGAATAAAGTCATTTTTAAATCTAGGGAATGAAAGAAGTATTAACTTTCCAAAGTCTGGGAAACGTGAGGATACTGATGCTCTGTACATATCATAAATAGATTGGGCAGTCTTAGCCTGATCGTGACCAGTTGTTGACTCTAGGGCAAATCCAGATATCTCATCAAGAACAACTACCATTACGTTGTACCCTTCCC